ACTGAGCGAAAGACGGGATTCGAACCCGCGACCCTCAGCTTGGTAAACTGATGCTCTACCGACTGAGCTACTTTCGCATTGTGGAGGTGGTGGGATTCGAACCCACGTCCAATCAGTATCCTTAAAAACATTTCTTACAGCTTAGGATAAGTTTCTTTAAACTTCCAAAATCAGATTTTGATGTTCCATGGCCACAAAATCATAAAGGCTCTATTGGTTGTAATGTTTAATGGGTACATTACTAAACCACATCTGCTTCTTTTTACATCTTTGTTAATTACAAGCATACTAATAACATGATGAGCATTGCTTACCTACTTAGGCAGCCATTGCGAACTCAGCGTTGTCGGCTAAGATTGATGGAAGGTCATCACCCGGTGCTGTAGTTTTTATCTCATTCCAATTGTCAAAAACCAGTCACCCCCAATAATTCAAAGAACGTAATTATTATTTCAACACACCCGCGTTATCATGGGTTATTGCCCGTAGCCTAAAAGGTTAACAGGTGTATTGAATATCTTTATATATTATACTCAACTTTAGGATGTAAATGAAATCCTCTTTTTAATTCTTCATAACCTTTCTTTGAACCAAATCGATTACCTGATGCTATATGCCATGAAATCTTTTCAGTTTTATCATATTCACGATATTCTTTAAAGTCATATATAGTAAATGGAGTTCCATCCTCTGTCATCATCTCCCATTCATTTTGAGTCTTTTCATCAACATCTGGGTCTGTGTACATTACTGGACCACATACTTTTTCTATATCTTCTAGTGCAGCAATAAAATCATGGTTATGAAAGGTAAGGTTTTCAGCCAAACTCGAATTTTCTAATCTGTTCATCTTTTAATTATGTTTAGTATATTATAATAATAACAAATCTTTTCTATTTCTGAAAGATTAATATGGCATTTGTATATTTTTATTTTCATCAGCTTTAAACTTTGCAACTAACTTTCTACAGATAACTTTTAATTCAGTTGAGAATTCTCCTTTATCTATAATCCAATCAATATACCTTCCGTCCATTTCAAATACTTCTTTAAAAGGTTTACCTTTATTCTTTCCGAAATTAAATATGATTGTTCTCTTTCCATCTATTTCATCAAATTTTAATTTACCTCCTAAATCAACCTGGTCAGCTCTACGAGTATTTACTACCTTATCAATTTCTTCAGCAGTTTGTGGCATATCATATACTTCTCTTTGTTTCTGAAATATTTCCATAGTAGCTCTAACATCAGCTTCAGCTCTATGCGCACCTTCTAAATCTTTACCTGTGAATTTTTTGTAAGTATTTGTTAGATCTCTTTTTTCATAATTACTGTATATAAGGAATGGGTCCATTACAGCTCTACCTCGGTGGTTAAATACTATACCACATCTCATAAACTCCTCACATAAGAAAGGAACATCAAAGAATAAGGCATTATACCCTCCTAAGTCACTATCGCCAATAAAGTCATTGATTTCAGATGCTACCATTTCAAAGGTTGGTTTATCCTTTAACATCTCTAAAGATATACCGTGCTTTTCTTCAGCCTCGGCTCTCATGGCTACATTGCCTGGATTTACTAATTGATTGTAAGTTTCAATTTCATTGCCATCAAAATCTGTTTTAATCATACAGATCTCAATGATGCGGTCAGCTGTTGTGCTGATTCCTGTGGTTTCTAGATCAAACCAAACTATATTTTTCTTCATACTATTCTTTTTAACTTAAACTGTTATAAATATTATATAGCTTAAATTGAAGTTAGTTTTAAGAAATTGTAAAGTATTTTATCCTTCGGAATTTTTAACTGTAATATCGGCAGTTGATATAGCTGTACTAATTTTTCCTGGTAATGAATTCATTGTTGAATTAATAGTTGCAAGAGTCTTTTCTAATGCAGGACTGCCAAATGCAGAACCACCGCCTGCTGCAGGTGCTCCTTCTTTAGGTGTAGTACCAAATATTTTATCAAAGCCTCTGCCTACTGCTCCATCAATACCACCACTGCTACCTTGCTTAGCTAACATATCTCTGATTTCTTCTACTGCTTTTCCTAAGGCTCTATAACCTTGAGATGAACCTGATAATTCACCAGCTGATTTAAACAATGTTCCAAATGCAACTGTCTTATTAACATCTATTTTATTAATAGCATCTGCAATTTTAGTAATTCCTTCTGCTGCTTTTTCTAATTGGCCTCGTTCTGCAACATCTCCTATTGTTACTATAAAGGAAGTAAAGTCATCCAATTCATCAGATATAAAAGGATTTGTATTATATAGATCCGAGAAGGTTGTTCCTATAGAAGTTAACAATGTTGATATTGCTGTGGCAACTTTAACTCCATCAAAACCATCGAATGCCTTAAGACCTTTTGCTATATCCGTTAATGCACCACCTGCACCATCAACAGCCTCAATACCTTTTTGTATTTTATTCTCATCCCATGTAATTAAACCAAATAAGCTAGATTTACTATCTGTATTTTCTGATCCACCAATAGAAGCAAACGCATCTCCAACTAAAGTTAAAACTTCCTTTATTCTACTTGCTGTTTCTTGAGGATTTTTAATACCAGAAAATGTTGATATTGCATCTGCTATTTTACTCAGTTCTTCACCTGCTCCTGATACTGATTGTATACCTTTTTGTACTGCATTCTGTTTAATTCCAAATAGACCTCCAAAGAAGCCTCCTTTATCTACATCTTCTTGACTACCAATAGCAGCAAATGCTTGTTGTACAAAACCTACTGTATTAATTACAGCATATGCAAGAGTTCCTGGTTGTGGATTAGCAGGATCTCCAAAATTAACTTTACTTTCTATTAATTTTTGGAATCCTTCTAAACCCTTTGCAATATTATTTAATTCTGTACCTGCACCTTTTACTGAACGTATACCTTCTTCTGTTGCTGTTGATTTAATACCAAATAAGCCACTGAAAAAACCACCTGACTCTACAGATTGATCCGCACCACCAATTGCAGCAAATGCTTGCTTTACAAAACCTACCGTATTAATTACAGCATAAGCAAGAGTTCCTTTTAATGGACCACCTTCTCTATTAGGATCTCCAAATTCTACTCCGCTATCTATTAATTTTTGAAAAGATTTTAATCCTTCGGCTATATTAGTTAATGCCTTTCCTGCACCCATTACAGAATCAATACCTTTTTTAGTTGCATTAGGACTAAATGCATTTCCAAATACTTTTCCAAATAAACCTGTTGGTGTTGCAGCTACACCACCTGCTTGTGCAAAGGCCCCACTTACACCAGTTAACATTGTTGATAACTCTAATGTATCTGCGTCTTGCCAATCTAATTTCTTATAAGCTTTTAATCCTTTTGATAATAATATCAAAGCACCACCAGCAGCAGCAAATCCTGCAGCAGCTGCAATCATCTTAACTGAATCAACTGCTCCAGTTAAAGCTCCACCAATACTTTTAAAGAATCCACCAACCCCACCTTTTCCAGGAGGTCCTACGAATGCTGCTTTTACACCAGCTAATGTTGTTGTTAATTTAAGAGCGTCATCTTCGGTAAAGTCAACCTTTTTAATTGCTGTTAATCCTGGAGCAAGTGCCAATAATGCAACACCTATTGCGGCAAACGCAGCAGCACCTGGTATAATAAATAAAGCTCCTGCACCAGCAGCAGCAAATAATAATCCTAATGCTGTTAATAACGCAGACTGAACACCGACATCTGCCAATGTAGTATCTTTTGTAGCAAAAGAAAATGGTATATAACCTAATCCAAATATTAATAGACCAATACCCATAGCAGCTAATGAAGCTGCACCTTGGATAATTAAACTGAATAGAGAACCTAAAATAGCAGTTACTATACCAATACCTATTAATACTCCTGCTTGCATCGCAATAGCCTCAAGTGTTGGTGCAGTCTTAGCAATAGTGAATGCAAATAGAGCATAACCTAAACCAAATATAGCTAAACCTATTCCCATCATTGCTAAAGCAACAGAACCTTTCTTAATTTGTTTATCAAATACTCCTAATAAAGCAACAGCACCACCTATTAAAACCAATGAAGCTACCATACCTATTAATATAGCTGGCTGCATAAGAATAAAAAAGGTAGTTAATGCAAATAAAGCTAAACCTATTGCAAATGATTTTAAACCATCACCCATCCTATCCATTGCCTTCGCACCTTTGGTTATTTGTTTTTCACCCATACCTAATAAAAGGAATAGAGGAACTACTAACGCAGTAGCTATGTATAATAATGGAAGTCCTATTGCAGCTGGTATTAATAAAATTGCAGCTAAAGCTAAGGATTTTGAAAAGTTAAGGATTGAATCCCCAATAACCATCATTGCATTAGCACCTGCATCCATTTTCTTTGGATCTGATTTGGCCCACATGTCTATTTGGCTTTTAACGAACTCGTTATACTTTTTAATAGTCTTGGTTGGAACTAGCATAAAGAGTAATAAACCTTTAGCCATCTCAACAGTACCAGCACCTAACATTTTAAATGCATTACCACCTTGAGCTAAACCTGATTTTTTACCACCACTACCTCCAAATAATCCAGCAAGACCACCGCCCTTCTTCTCCATTAACTTAGTTTGGAGTTTTAATTCATTTAAAATTGCGAGTTGTATTGCGTCAGCACCAGATTGCCCACCTGATGCTAAGGAAACATTAAGATCTTTTACTTCTGTTAAAATTCCTTCTTGTACTGCCTCAGCACCAGATTGTCCACCTGCAGCTAAAGCAACAGTTAGAGCATCTAATCTTTTAAATATTCCAATTTGAGCTTTGGTTGCTTCACCACCTGCCAATTTAACAGTCAATGCATCTAGGGTACTAGATTGATTTTCCATTGCAGCTTGAATCTTATTCAAAGGATCCATTAAGTCTTTTAAGGTTACAGCAGCCATTTAGATTTTATTTTTACAATTTAGGCATGGATATCTTAGGCATTGAAGGCGCTTTATATTGACTCATATTTTTCGTAGCCTGCGATTTCATCCCATCCATATTGTATTTATCCTGTGTGTCTTTAGTATTTTGTTGCTCTTGCTTATTACGCTCTTTCAACAAATCATTATAAATTTCTAAAGTATACTCATATTCATAGAAAGGAAGCAAATCCAACTCTGTTGGTTGGAGATGCAACTTTTCTAATAATAAAACTCGAACTTTAAAGAAGTTCAGAAGAGATATCTGGAATAAGGAAGAGAGCCTTGATACCGCCGGGAAACGTTAGCGGAACGGTGACCTCCTCACCGCAGCTTTTACATGGGAACCCCATCTCGGGTTTTACCCCAATTTTCATATCCTCAGCTAATCTATACACAATTGTAAATTTAGTAGCATCCCAGCCTTGAAAGGTAGTGATTAAAGCAAATATGTCTTTTTCGTTCCATCCTCTCCATTCTCTTTGTAGGTAAGGTAAGATGGCCAGTGTAGATTTATCCCAACTTTTATTTTCAGCTTCTCTATCTCTGATATAATCCGTTATACACCTCATAACACCGATAGTAGGTGGAGCTAATTTAATAATACCATAATTTTTTGTAGTTACTGAATAACATTTGTCAACAGTATCATAATATTTTTCAATTTTATCAATAATAGTATTAAATTGTAAATTAGAAGTTCTTAACTCCATTGCATCTTGTGATTTACAATTTGAAGTTTTACAAGATTTTTTACCAACCGGCATCATTAAAGTTTGTTCACCATTTTTAAATGTTAATTCTCTAATGGATAAAATTAAATAAATTCTATCTTCTTCTAAGACATCTTTATAAGATCCTCTTTGAGTTCCATACTGTACTTTACAGCATGATAATATAATGTTATTCAACCCTTCATCTACTTCCTTTAGATTATTTTCATCGATAGTAGAAAATGCTCTAATCTCAGCAACCTTACCAGGTCTAATATGAATTTCAAAATCATCTCTATAAAATTTTCCTCTAGATGGAAATGTACTCAGATCTAATCGAGTAAAACCAATCATTGAATTTAATCTTTTTATTTCTGGGTCATCTGGAGAAGTATGATCCATTTGTCTACTAACATCAACCTTTCCTAATTCAGTAATTACTTCTTTAGGTGTTTCAGTAGCCTCTACTGCAATACCTTCTGATGCAGCAAATTCCTTTTTAATATTTTCTTCGTGCTCTTTTGACATCTTTTAATTGTTTTTTATTAATTGTTTTTCTGGTTTAGATTCTTCAACGATATGTTCTACTATTAATTGTCTAACATATCGTGATATAGCTACAGGTTTTATTGATCTTTCCATTGATTGTTGTATAATTATAGTATTTAAATTATCCTCATCTTCTGGTGTTAATAAAACTTGTATTTTTTTGGTAAGTCTTTTCTTTTGTGGAATAAGTTCTTGTACAGTTTCATTGAAACCATATTTAGGAGTATCTGATTTAAATTTATTAATCCAATATTCAACTCGTACTAAAACATCACTTAAAGATTCGTCGTTATTAAACATTTGTAGAACTTCTCTATTAAAAGCTTTAGTTCCAAAATCTTTAACTGCTCTTTTGATGTATTTACCAGTTCCAAAGTTATTAGGATTATCATTTACTGAATATCCTACATAAACCTTGTTTGTTTTTTCTTGTTGTAGTTTATAGATTATCATTTCTATATTATATATTTTATATTATATATTAGAGAGAAGGTAAAAAAACTGGGAATACTTTAATATTCCCAGTTTAATATTTAATTTATGCTCCTACGTTCTCTTCAACCCAATGATCACAACGATAAGTCATTCCTAACTCAACTGCATCTGGAGTTTCATAACTCAATTCATCTACAAAATCCATTTGCTGTATTGGGAATACATCTTTAAATGTAATCTTTCTGAAAATGTCTCCTGCTCTGTTGTATTGAACTATAATCATACTACCTACGTAATCTTTCTTTAATCCCATTTCACCAGTTAATGGATCATAGATTATATTACTCCAATTACGAAAAGTATTATAGATGTAATTTTCATTAGCTTCATTCAAATTAAGAGTAAAGTTAAGAGTTAGATCTACAAACGTCTGACTTGGCATACCTGCATAAGATCTATCAGCGAACTTATACTTCTGGTTTATTGGTTCAATTGATGGATTTAAATTATTTAATCCTCCGATTGATTTTACCTGCTCTAAGATAAGACCTGTATCATCCCCTAATGGTGAAAATATAGTCACCTCAAAAAGGTTAGGTTGAATTGGTTCAAACCTTTGGCTACTGGCCCTTGATTGGGTATAATGTGGTAGTGGCATATTTTATTTGTTTTTTTATATATTCGTCTTTAGTTGCTTCTTATTGAAAGTTTCCTGAACTAATTGCTCCAGTTCTTAAAATAGTTGTTCTCTGTACAAGAATTTCCATTCCTCTTACTGGTTCAATATATGTATCTAGGATACCTACATTCTGGTCAATAACTTCTGGTGTGTTGTTAGTTTCATCCATTATATTTCTATAATCAAATACACCATCATCATTTTGAACAGTTGATAAGAAATTATCAGCTAATGTTTTTATCTCTAATCTTGTTTGAGCTGTATTAAATTCAAATAAGTAGTTTTTAAGAATTGCTTCAATACCATCTTGGATATAAATTACAACCTCTCTAACGTTAATCGAACTTAAAGCAGATTTCGGAACTTGCTGAGCAGTTTTATTTGCAAAGATAGTTGGTCCTGTTCCACTTTGGAATACAATTGGATTTAATCCAAATGGCTCTAAGAAGAAACGATCTGATTGATCTAGATTAATTTCTAATCCTACAACTCCATTACCGCCTATTACTCCACGTCTTACTCCTGCCACGATTGACCAAGGTAATGCGTTTTCATATTTAAGAATATAGTTATTAGATACGTTTGCTGCAGGTGGTACACTTATGTTCTTACCTAAATCTCTAACAGTAAGGAATGGATAATAAAATCCACCGAACGAACCACCGCTTGTAGCAGCAGGTAACGAGAATCTAACTGTTGGATTCAATGCAAGATTTCCACCTTCAGAAATAAACTTAGAGGATAAACCGCCAGTTGCATCTGAAAAGCTTGGATCAGAATTTTTCTTAAAGTCTTTAGCTGATGGAGCATTAACGATTGCAAATGCATTTTTCCTAGTCATACATAAATTTGTATAAATAGCTTTACAATTTGCTTCTATTCCATTTCCGTAAGTATCTACTACATAACGGAAGTTAATAGTTTCTCTATCAGTTAGAGCTTTAAATAAATTAGTTCCACCTAAAATTGGACTTAAACACTTATTCTGTCTAGAATTTGTTCCATCAGGTACATGTTTTGTTGCATCTAATTTAAATCCAGGTAATTCAAATACATTAAGGTAATCAACCCATGAGTCGATTGGATAATATACTTCTACCTTTCTTTGTGCAGGTGGTCCAGTTACTAAAGTTACACTTACAGCCGATTGGCATGTTACTTTAATACATGTTGTTCCTGCAGGTATAATTGGATATTCTGCTGGTGTTAATCCACCTTCTACTATATTAATTCTTGTTAACCTAGAATGTGGTACAGCGGCAGAACCTTCAGAATGTACTAAATAATTTCCTACAATTATATCAGCCTTTTCAGGTGATGTTGTTGCTATAAGGATTTCATTCGGTTTTAATGTTGGTTCATTTAATGAATCACCTATAATATCTACAGTAAGATTAAGTGCGCCTTTTAATGTTTGTACACCAAATATATTTGCTCCGAATAATGTTGTTCCATCAGATTTAAGAAATTGCCCTGTTGCATCAATTGTAAATTCAGCTTGTGTTGTTAAGTTAGCAAACGAATCTTCTTGATAAGGTATTACTTCAACTGCTGGTATGTAATAAGCAGGATCAGATATTGCATTCTTAGTTGCAGTAGTAGTTGCTCCAGCTCCGTCAATAATAAATCCATAATCTACAGCATTCATTATTAAGAATGAAGTAAAGGTTCCTAATGAATCTTTATAAACTGCTTCATCACCATCAGTTAATGTACCGTTAGCAAATTGAGCCTGTAATGTTGATCCATAAGAACCAATAATTCCAGCAGCTCCACCGCTTACATTTTCATTTCTTACAAATCCGAAGTCAGCTTCATTAATAAAAGTATAACTTGCAGCAGCACCTGTTGGGAAATCTGCTAATGCAGTTGAACCAACGTCTGATAATAATATAGTTACAGTATTACCTACAGTTTGTACAGATGTTACTGGTACCCATTCAGTAGTTACAGTATCATATATAAATGATCCTACCAATGTAGCAGTATTTGCTCTCATTCCTGAAAACCCAGTCCATAATGCATCTTTTGGTGTTAGTGTATTAACTAATTGTATTTGTATACCTCCAGCAGATGGTGTTGATGTTGTAATTGTACTTGATACATTTGCTACGGTTGTTGCTTGTTTCTCAGTTCTTGCATAAGATAAATCAGAAACAATCGATCCACTGTATGATAAGAAATTAACATCATCTTGGATTGAAGTAGCTTGAGTATATTCAATATTGTGTCCTATCATATCAATTCCACCAGGTACACCGTCTATTAAAATATCTCCACTAAATAAATCTTCATTTACAGTTACAAATAATCCTGTTGACGCAGTGTCAGCATTAACAACTTTTTCAACGAAAAGGTTATTACCTAATAGATCTACAAAATCAGGAAGTAAACATGCAGTATAAACCGCTTGTAATGTTACTTCTGTTTCATTAAAGAATTCTTGTAGTAATGTATCAGTAGAATCAGTTGCAAACTTTTTTCTTTTTAATCCTTGTGTTGGATCAAAATACTTTTGAAATAATGGATCAGAGTTAAACCTTGAATAAGGAGTAGTTGTACTGAAGTCTCCACCGAAGTTACCTTCTAATACAAAGATATCTACAAAAAAGTCAGATATTAAACTATCTTTATCTAAATAACCTGGTACATTTGCAGCACCATACCATTCTTCAACAGTTACTTGGTAAGCTAATACATTTGTTGGTGCAGATTTTTTTGCAATAACAGATATAGGATTTTGTCCTAAATTAGTAACATCTAATAAATCATTAACAGTTAATGAACTTAATGTAGAAGTATTTGCTCCAACGTTAGTTAAAAAATCGTCTGTTGATGGAAACCAAAACTTATCTCTGTTATAAAATTTTTGATATTCATAATCTTTACCTATGTTTGCTTGTGCTTCTGGTGTAGCTGACGTTGCAAAACGAACAGCATTAACTTTATCTAAAGTATCTAAGCTAAGTAAATTTAGTGCAAGAATTGGTCCTCTCTCAAGAGCTGATAAACAGCTTCTGTGGAAAAAAGAATCTTTTCTTTCTAAATTTCTATCTATATCACCGTACACTTGCTTAAAGAAAGCTGTATCGGGAATAAAGACGGGTGTATTAAATGGGCCTGTCTTAGAAAAACCGACTACCAATCGAGTTTGATTTGCGGGAATACTTACGACTTGACTTTTATCAAATTCAAATCTATATGTTCCTGCAGCCTTAAGAGAAGCTATTTTTGGATCTAGTGCCATCTTATAATATATTTTTTTTGTTTATTTGTTTTTTTATATATCTACCAAGTAACTACTTTTTATACTAAGTCGTAGATATCAAAATTCAGATTTCCTCCCTTTGAATCTTTTTCCAAAATTTCATCTATCTTATTTTGAATAGAAGAATCTATGTCATCGTAAATCTCTTCCACAAATTCAGAGAAATCTAAAGTAGTAAAGAATTCAGAACTGTTTATACAAGTCATAATTAAATCATCATTACCTAATTGCCCTGCATAAGATCCGTTTGGGAGTTTACCAAATGTAGAAGATTCCTTTACTGTGTCTTTGTCATAAATACCAATTTTATTCTGAGAAATATATTTTTTAAAGTTTTGGCAAAATATAGGTTTATTGTCTTTCTTTACTTTAAGGCCAAATTGTTTTATCTTAGCATCAACACGATGTTTAAATTTAACAATACTTTCTTCATCAAATTCATTTCTTTGTGGAAATACAGTTTCCATTCTTTTTATTAACTCTCCACCAAACATGTTCCACTCAATAATTAGTTTTACATTTTCAGAATGAAATAAATCAAATGCTAGAATATACAAGGTTTTTGCAAATTCTTCTATAGTGTGTTCATTACTTCTAAATCTTCCAACTTGCTGTATACCAAAAAAGTCAACAAAACTTCCAGGAGTTGTTATTCCTTTCCAATCTTTTTCATCTAACATTTTTATCTGAAAAATATTTATAACAGAATAATCTCCACCAGTACCTTCGGCTATATCAACTGAAAATACCCAATAGTTATAATCTTCTTCTATTTCATCAAGGTTAAAATTTGGTTGCCATAATAAACCAGAATAATCAATTTCAGCATCATCAAATTCTGCAATTTCTTGGTGTTCAAATTCTATTTGATTTTCAGTAAGCTTTTTTAAACTAGCAGCATTTAATAATAATGAAGAACCTGCTATAAATTGATTTCCATATTGTCTATTGAATGCCTCATCACTACCTAAGTTAGCAACCTCTTGTTTCATCCAAGTATCATCTCTGCCTGGTACATCCCACCAATCAACCCTAAACGGTACATATTCACTTAATCCTTTATCAGCTGCCGTATAGATGTCATAGAACTTATTAAATCCATTAGGGGTACTAGTTATTATTACTTTTGAATTACTAGATGCAGATACTGTTGGATAAACATTTTCATAAAAAGTATTTACAAAATTTGCAGGTATATGCGCAAACTCATCCATAAATAATAAATGAATTGTAAAACCAATAGCTGCTTTCTTCGTTGTCGTCTGACCTATAATCCTACAACCGTTATCAAACTTGGAATTAAACACATCCCATTTAAGAGTACCGGGCTTGATAAAGAAGGGTAAGTGTTCTAATATAGTTTTACCTTTATCAATAATTTCTCTTGTTGTAGCACCCTTATTTGAAAGTATTAGCGAATTTTTATCAAAATTAAATACAGAATACCATGCAATAAAAATAG